CGCCCTACCCGAATGCGTTTGAAATCATTGGAGCTGTAAATCTGTTAAATGGCTGTTAACTTTTTTCTGTAAAAAAATTTATCAGTATGTTAAAATATCAGCACTACAGTTAAAGGCAGGGCAGATAACGTTTTAAAAATAAGGATTTAAGAAATGCGCGTCAGGCCAATAGATTTAACAAGGGTGTTAGGATACAAACCCGCTGCCGTTTCAGTAGCCGTGAAGCGCGGCAAGCTTAACAAAGGCACTGACGGCCTCATTGATTTGACCGATGCCAAGAATAAGCGCTGGGTGGCTGACGCCTTGTTGAAAAATAACCGTGTAGTTCCTGACGACCTAACCCGGCTTTTTGAAGGCGTCCGCCTCATAACCGAAACTGAAAAAGAGCAATCGGAAATCTTACCGCTTGACAATGCCGCGCCAGACACAAGCAATAACCCGTCCGCTCCACTGCCACAGGTAGACCCTGAGTTAGCGAAAAACAAAAACGCTTTAGAACGATTCAGGGCAGAGAAAATGAAATACGACGCCGAGGCATCAAAGACAAAAGCGCTTGAAGCGCGCGGGCAACTTGTTTCAATAAATCCATTTGGCAAGTTCATAATGGGATTAGTTGGGGCGTCCAGGGAACAAGTTTTAAATGCTATTCCCAATATCTCCCAATTAATACTTGACGAAATTAAAAGCGGTTTAGACTTGAACAAAACAGATTCGGAATTACTCTTGAATATGAACGATACATGGACAACTGAAATAGAAAAAATATTCATGACAATTGATACAGATGTAAAAACAAAGATTCAACATGCAAAGAGAAAAACAAGGGAACAGGTATTAGAGGAAAATGCCGCCTGATTTCCTTGAACTGCTTTCATTTTTTGAAATATCGGAACTGGATTTTATTGATAATGGAATTGATGAGCTACCAAAAGGCAAAAGACTTCTTGACATAATTGAATGGGCGAAAGAAAAACGTTTCTTGCCGCCAGAGCTTACGGCAAGCCCTGGTAAATTTGATTGGACAAAAGCCCCTCATTTAATAGAGCCCGCTTTAGAATTATCTCCTACCAGCGCAACACGACATGTAATAGTTTGCAAAGGCGTTCAGATAGGGGCAACAACAGGCCTGATTGAAAACTTTATCGGCTTTACTATAGACCACGACCCTTGCGGAATGCTTTATGCCCGTGAAGAAAAAGAAGCGGCGGAACTCGCAATGGAATTACAGGTCGCAAGGCTTCTTGAGTACAGCGGCCTTGAAGAAAAAATATTATCAAATCAGAAAGAGGGAAGGCCGGGAAAAAAGACAGGCGATAGAAAACTATTCAAACAGTTTCCCGGAGGTTTCCTGCTTGCAATAGGAGTTTTAAACCCAAAGAAAGCACGTTCAAACCCTGTCAGGAAATTACTTAGGGATGAAATAGACGCCTGGCCCATAGAAACAAGTGAGGGCGATCCCTTAATGCTTACAGAAAAAAGAACAATCACTTTCAGGCATACGAAAAAAATATGCGATATCTCGACGCCGCTATCCGCACAGACCTCAAGAATTTACAGAATGCTCCTAGAATCAGACTTCCGTAAACGTTTTGTGCCCTGCCCTTTTTGCGGAGAGTACCAAGAGCTTGTCTGGTACGATGAAGAAAACGATACGGGTTTCAGATACGAAACCGACGACGATTATATTTTAGTGCCAGGCAGCACACACTACAGATGCCGCTATTGTGAAAAGGGAAAGAAGCACGGCATTACAGAATCTTATAAACATAAAATCATGAACGCCGGAGAATACAGGGCAACACAAAAATCAAAAAGACTTCTGACAAGCGGTTTCTATATTCCATCCTGGTATTCCCTTTTCGAAGCATGGGACGAAATAGCCGCCGACTGGATATCAGCTCAAAAAGATAAATCGTTGCTAAGAACATTCAAGAATCTCAGAATGGCCCTGCCTTATGAGGAGGTAGAACTCAGCCCGAAACCCGAAATGCTAAGAGGGAAGCAAAGGGATTACATGCCCTGGACAGTTCCAAACGACATGGCAATAAAAGACGGCAACGGGCCGATACTGATATTGACTTGTGCGGTTGACGTGCACAAGAAAAAGAAATCATCCGAAGGCAGGCTTGACGTTGAGGTATTGGGCCACTGCCGCAACGGGAGCACTTACAGCATTCTATGGCAGCGCATTGAAGGGGATACCGAGGCATATTGGGATAGGGAATATTCGGCAGCCTACCAGGCGGACCCGGAAGCACTCAAAGAAAATACATGGTACAGGCTTGAGCATGATATCATGACAAAGCAATTTGTTTCCGATAACGGAAAGGCTATTTATCCCATAAGACTTACCGGCATAGATTCAGCATACTTGCCACGCATGGTTTACAGCTTTTGCAAACAGTTTTCATATGGAGTTATACCGCTATGGGGCGATGATAAATTTAAGGATATTACGGGAAGCTTTTATGAGAAGAAAACAAACTTTGGAGTTTGTTTCAGGCCGATAGTCGACAGATACAAAGACATTCTCGCCGACCAAATGGCTTTGAAGTGGGCAGGGCATCCGCTGCCCCAGCCGTCAGGCTATATGAATTATCCTTACGGCGATCCGTACAATAAAGAATATTTCGAAATGTACGGCGGTGAAAACAAAATCAATGTCTATGATGAAAGGACATCACGTTTTCTTGGTACTCGCTGGACCAGGAAATATGCCAAAGTGCCTAACCATGCTTGGGACTGCCGCGTTTATAACATGGTCCTGCTTGATATCTTTGTTTTCCTTTCATGCCGGGAAATGCGAATTGACGGAATTGATTATAAGACTATATTTGATGCGCTAGAACAAGGCATTGCTTATTGAATTCTGTTTTGTTATAATCCTGCATGGCCGATATCAATGAAAGACTGACAGAATTAAAGGCGGATTTGGCAAGTGTGCAGGCGGCAATAGCCGCCGCCGAAAAAGAGCAAAAGTATTCATTTGACGACGGCCAGGGCAAACAAAGTGTTGAACGTCCTAACTTGCAATTCCTTTATGCCGAGCGAAAAAGACTCCGGGAAGAAATAGACTACCTCGAGGCAGTGGCGGCAGATAATTCAACCTCATTTTATGGACGGCCCTCGTAATGAATCTTATCACGGTCGCAAAAGACCTTTTCAGCATGGCAAGCGGAGCCCCGGCCAGAGCGATTGAAAAACGCATTTCCAATATGGGTAACGTTATGGCATCGTCAAACTATTTCGATGCCGTTCATTATCTTTACACTGGTGAAAAGTTCCCCGGTGGCTTGGGGATAGATAAGAACTATGAAGTTGTGGACCTTCGGGAGCTTCAAAGGCATAGCATAAATCTATGGCGTTCAAATCCAATAGCAAACATGATATACAATCGCCTTGAAACAAAGGTGATAAACGACGGCCTGAATCCAGACGCCTTGCCCGAGGCTCAGATTCTTGGATATTCAGAGGACGACGAATTTATCAGGAATTGGTCGGAATCGCTAGAATCATTCATACGCCTTTACGCGCTAATACCGGAAGTGGTTGACGAAAGGATGCGCGATAACCTATATGAGCTTCAAAGGCAGGCATACAGCACGGCGAAGCTTTCAGGCGATTGCCTCAAGATAACCAGGATAGACCCGATAACGCGCCTTCCGAGAATTCAACTTATTGACGGCTATAATATCGGTACGCCCTTGGGCATGATACGCGGCATTAATCCTGAAACCGGCAATGATGTTATAGACGGCGTTGAAATCAATTCAAGGGGCGTGGAGGTAGGCTATTGGGTTAGAATAAAGGCTTTCAATCCAAATCTTATTTACAGCATCGAAGGCATGAACTATGTATTCATTCCCGCATTCGGGCCGCAAAGCGGCCGCCGTGTGGCAAGGCTTATATTCGGCTCGAGGATGCGCGTCAACGAATACAGGGGCATGCCTCTTTTGGGATGTTCAATACAAATGCTAAAGCAGATAGACAGGACGCTTGATAATTCCCAGCTTGCAATGGCCCTGGATAATTCCCTTGTGCTTTCAGTCGTGACGGACAAAGATGCTCCCAAAACGCAAAGCGAGCTTTTTGGCAAAAGCCCCATGAGGCGCGCCGCTATAGATGAAAGCACAGTTACAACCACAACAACTGACGGCAATAGCAAAAATGTAGAATTCAAGGAAATAGGCCCCGGCCTTATCATTGACGGCCTGCGTCCGGGGCAGAAGATCGAAAGCCATAACACAAGGCATCCTAACCCGGAAGTCATGAAAGCTGTTATGGGCGGCGTTCATCTAACCGGAGCGGCAGCCAATGTGCCGCCCGAAATACTGTTACTAATGTTCAATAACAATTTTTCGGCTTCGCGCCAGGCCGTCAACGAATTCGACGCTATAAGACGCAAAGAGCATTCGCAATTCAATTCGTCTTTCAATGAACCGATTTACCGAAATGTTGTAATAGCCCTGGACATAACCGGCAGGCTTGTAACGCCAGGCCTGTTTGATGCTATGCTCAGGCAGGATGATATAACAGTTATGGCATGGCTTAATTCCAACTGGTCCAGTACAGCCGAGCTTTCGGTCGATATGCTCAAGCACGTTACCATGTTTGAAAAGGCATTCGAAAACGGTTTAACGGACCGCGACGCAATATCATTAAAGTATTTCGGCGTAAGACATAGCAAGATAGTCGCCCGCCTGACGCGCCAGAATAAATTGCTTGCCGAGGCGATACGGCCGATAAAAGAGCTTGAAAAGCAACAATGAGGAGGGATATAATCATTCATGTTTGAACTTTGGGCAATAGATGAATACGCTTTCGGGATAATCAATAATATCCTTGGCAATAACGACCCTTCCCTGGCCGCGAATATAGCAGCTCCCGGCATTGATAACAGGCTGGAGGTAAAGGACGGCATAGCGGTAATACCGATTCAAGGAATCCTTACCAAATCCCCGGCAGGCTTCGGGCTTATCAGGATGATTCTAGGCGGCACAACTTATCAGGAAATAGTGCAGGGGATACAGGAGGCGGAATCCAGGGATGATGTACAAAAGATACTCCTTGACGTTGACAGTCCGGGGGGGACGGTTGCCGGAGCTTTCGCGGCGGCCGATGCAATAAAGGAAGCAAAAAAGCCGGTAGAGGCCAGGATATCCGGGCTTGCGGCAAGCGGGGCCTATCTGCTTGCATCGCAGGCGGACAAGATAATTTCCGAAAACGCGGCGGACAGGATAGGCAGCATCGGCGTCAGGGTTTCAATGTTTGTTTCGGACCGCATAGTTGATATCACGTCAAGAAAAGCGCCTTACAAGGCCCCTGACGTAACAACACAAGCAGGCATGGACAAAGTGCGCGATGAACTTGACATGATGCATAACCTTATGGTTAGCACTATAGCAAGGGGCCGTGATATTACGGCCGATATAGTCAACAGTGAATTCGGCCAGGGCATGACATTTACCGCCGATATAGCATTAAGGCGCGGCATGATTGATGCCATCGAAGGAGGCGAGGAAATGGCTTTAGGCAATAACAGGATCGGAATAACCGGCAAGGTGGGCGGAAGCGGCAATGAGCCTTTAGCGGGGACTCCGCCTTTTCAGGACTTGGAAGTTGTCAACAAGATATGGGATTCCGCCGCCGCAATAAAGCGCGTCAGGAGCTTTTTAAACTCAACCGAAAGCCCCTCTGCCGATTACAAAAAGGCCTTTTTCTGGTATGACCCGGCAAACAAAAGCAACTTCGGGGCTTACAAGCTGCCGTTTACGGACGTGGTAGACGGCAAGTTGGTCGCTATCAGGCGCGCGGTATTCGCCGCAAACGGCGCTATGTCAGGAGCGCGCGGCAATCGTCCTGACATACCGGAAAGCGACAGGGCGGCAGTGCAGGCGCACATAGACAAATACCGCGATAAAATATCAAAGCAGGACCAGGAAAAACAGAGAACACAAAAAGGAGGTTTCACAGGAATGAGCCTACAGGATATGTTCAGGGACAATCCCGAGCTAAAGGCCGAGCATGACAAGGCAATCGAGGACGCAGTGGGCGCGGAGCGCACAAGGGTAACGGCGCATTTGCAGAACATAGAGCATTCAAGGGACGTGGTTATCGAGGCCATAACCAAAGGAACGCCCTTTGATGCAAGCACGATGTCCACGTACATGAACGCGGCCGCAAAGCACAAGACGGGACAGGCCGCAAGCGCGGATAACCCCGGTAGCCTGACGCCCGAAGGCCAGGGCGGCGGCGCGGTGGCCGTAACCGAGCAGGAAAAGCAGAACATGGCCGTGCTTGACGGGCTGCTTGCCGATTAAGCGAAAGGAAAAACAAAAAGGAGGCTTACATAGATGGGAACCGAGAGGGACACAAGGCAATTCAGGGCCGGTAAGAACACTTACCGGCGCGTGATAGTCAAGAGCGCCGGGGCCGAAACGCTCAAGCCTGGCGCGGTAATGAAGTACGACCCGGCCGACGATAAGTGGCTGCTTTACACAGGGGCTGCCGCCGAGGATGCCCGCGCCGTTCTGGCGATAAACGAGGACATAGTGGTCGCCGGGGCCGGTGAAAGAACGCTGCCCATATGCATAGGCGGCAAGGTATTCACGGACAAGCTGGACATTTTCAGTGGCGCATTCGCGATAGACGACAGGCCCAACGGCGCAGTCCTGAGCATCCGCGAACAGCTAAGGGACGTTACCATATACGCTATAGACAGCGCCGAGCTTACGGACTTCGATACTCCCTAGTATCGGGGCCTATAACTGAAAACGTTTTCTAAAGGAGGATATACAAGATGCTAAATCCGGAATTCGCAACCAAATTCGGGCGGCTTGTCCAGAAGATGCGTCGTCCGACAGCGGGGCTCATGAACCTGTTTCCGCTTGAGCCTGATGGCATATTCTCGGGCGAAGTGGTGGAATACGATATAACCAAGAGCCTTGAATCTATGGCCCTGCCCGTCAGGCGTCATGCAGAGCCCAGGACAAACACGGCCGACCGCTTTGTAACGCGGGAATTCAGGCCGCCTTACTACTCAGAGGAAAGGCCCTTCAATATCGCCGACTTCGCAGTGCGCGGCGCGGGCATGACCAAGTACGATGCGGGCAACATGAACAAGACCGCCGCGCTCATGACAAAGATTGCAACGGACTTCGGCCGCTTGCAGGACAAGATAGACCGTGGCATAGAGTGGCAGGCGTCTGAGATACTGCAAAAGGGCAAGATCGAGTTTTCGATTTTCGCGGGCATACTTGGCGATTCAGTAGCGGACATTGATTTTGAAATGTCCACAGACCTGTTCCCTCTGGCGGTTGCCACATGGGCCGGGGCCTCTGACAAATTCGCAGACCTCGAGGCCCTCGCGGACAAGATAAGGGAAAAGGGACTCGTGGACCCCGATAACATCATATTCGGCCGCGCCGCATGGCGTGAATTCCAGGCCGACGCCAATGTCAGGGCCGAGCTTGACAACAGGCGCATAGAAAAGGGCGTCATACAGCCCTCGCCTATTCAGGGGAACGGCATGAAGCGCATAGGGCGTTTCAGCATAGGGGATTACGAATACACATTCTGGCTTTACACGGGACGTTATAACCACCCGGAAACCGGAGTGCTTACGAGGTACATTGACGATAACAAAGTCATTATGTACGCCTCTGACGCCGACCGCCGCCGCTATCATGCGGGCGTTGACGTGGTAATTCAGGCCGAGGCAGAGATAATGTCACTCCTGCCGGGCCGCGTTACGATGATAGCCTCGCGTCAGGCCTTCGACTTCTTCCCTCATGCCAGGACAGAGCGCAAGTCAACAATAATCGGCATAGACAGCGCGCCGCTGCTTGTCCCCACGAATAACGGGGCACACGGCTGCCTGACGGCCATATACTAGGGAGGAGGCGCAAATGGCAAACGCTAAGGTATACGTTATAGGCGAAAGGGCCATATCTGCCGGGCATGAGATACATGGCCCCAACAAGACGGTAACGCCGGAGATAATGGGCATATCAAAAGAGATCTTCGACGTCCACGTCAAAAAGGGCACTATCAAGGAAAAGGCCGCCGAGCCCGCAAAGGAACTGCCCAAAGGGGACAGGCGGGATGTCATTGTAAAGGCAATCGGCAGCCTCTTTGACGACCAGGGCGCTCCAATAAGCATTGAGGATTTCACGAGTGACGGCAAGCCAAAGGTCGAAGCGCTCGAGGAAATTCTCAAGGATACGCAGGGATTTGAAGGCGGCATATCCGGCGATGAACGCAATGAGGCTTGGGCCGCTTTCGAAAAGCAGCTAGAGCCTAACGGATAGAAAACCCCAGGGAGAGGGCGGGGACAATGAGCCTGTACGATAGGGCAAGAGGGGATGCAAAGAACATCCTTGAAAACCCCGACGGCTTTTCAGTCCCCGCCCTCATTGTTTCGCCGCCGCCTGGCAATATTGAATACGGAACGCTCGACCCCGATGATACGGACAACCATATACGTGCATTCATAAAGGACCATTTTACACAGCACGACCCTGAAACCGGCATACCTCAAGCTGGCATTAATGTAAACGCTACATTCCATTTGCAAACGCTTTTAGACAAGGGAGTTATAACGGATACAAGCGAGATTAAATTAAAAGACTATAAAATTTCATGGCTGGCCCCCACAGGCGGGACGCGCCGTGATTTCAAGATAGAATTTACCATGCCCACAAGAACGCTAGGGCATGTAGTATTCATTCTAGGGGAATTGGAAATAGAATAATGAAGATAATATATATTGACAATATGACATTCGAAGCCTTGAAGCAAGAGGCGATTGACAAGCTTGCAAGCGATCATTATGTAGGCGTTGACGTGGACGGCAAGCTTTACGTTGTTTGCGATGATTCGGAAATGCATTTTGAAAACAAGGGTTATGATTCAGCGCCCTTTGTGGCAGAGGAGGTTTTATAATGGCAGTCTTTCCCGCCTGGATAACAAGCCCGAGCACTAACGCTAAAACCGTTCAGTATCCGGCAGGCTCTAACCTTGCGGACCTGATAGATACAATAGAATCCGCGATAACCGCTATGGGCTGGGAACTTCTTGACGCGGCGGCCGGGGCCGATGCAAGGGCATACCGGGCTCTGAACAAGGACGGCATAAGCTACAAGTACATAGTGCTTGATTACAGTAATGCCGGTTTTCTTGCGCTCAAGGTATATGAAAACTGGAATGAGCTGACACATGCCGGGACCAACCTTGCTTACCTGAGCGATACAACAACGTATGCACAGCTTGTAGACCTTGCGGCGGGCGGCAAGATGAACATATTTGCACAGGCGAGTTATATGTATCTGCTTTCGGACATAAACGGAGAGATCGGCAACAATCAAAACGGTTTTGTCTGCATATGCGAAACCATGCGCGATAATCCAGAGGATACGGCGGCGGCGGGATATCCGCCCTATATATGGACATCCGGGGCCGGAATCAATGCTGTTGCATCCGCGATAATGCTTTCATTCTGCCGCACGAGATTGGGCTATACCGGAAGCACTGCCGGTATATATTCCGGTTTCCTTACAGACTTCGGACAGATGGGCCGCTATAACTTGCGCGCCTTGGATACGGGCAATTATGGCGTTCATGGTACTACTGTGCCGGGCTCTACACATTCATGGTCGGGCAAATCGAACGTATCAAAGATGTCCGCTTATTTCGCCAGGACTTCAAGCGAATGGGAGATAAGAGGCAGGGTAATTGGAATGATGCTTATAAGTCAATATTCCATAGGTATTCTTGCACCTTTCACGGATGAAACCATTTTCAAGGTGGACGTTGACGGCTTTCCAAATCCGGCAGGTGTGGACGCCGAGCACTGGATACTCGGAAATAACGGAATAGTAAGGATAGCAATACCAAAGTAATGCCGGTTATAGATATTGGTATAGTCCTTCCTCCCACTGCTTTTCTTGGTATGCCTATTTCACAATTGGGCATGGATGAAAGGCGTTCATGCTCTGACGTTTACACTCCTCCCGAGCCATTCAATCCGGTAATTGACGATTACATAATGCCCATGGTCGCGGAAATAGTGCGCGATCAGATAGCCTTGATTATCGTAAATGAACTGCAAAACCAGAAAAGCATTGCCGAAAATCTCGCCGCTACTCAGCCAGAAACCCTTGTTGGCCGCCAGGCGGTAAGCGACCTTGATAACGGCATTTTCGATATCATTCAAAATATCTTTATCGAAAAGGGAACGAAGTTTGACGGCTCGGAACTGCCGGGAATGAATATTTACTATAACCGCTCTGATTTCCCCATGAATGAAGGCAATCCGATAAACCACCAGGTTGCCGATGCAAGCTATACAATCGAGGCGCACATAACCGCAAAGCACAAACAAAAAGACGATGAAATCAAATACGGCGACGAAAAGGCCGCAAGGATCGCGGCAAGGACTATGGGCCTTATAAGGGCAATCATAATGTCAGGCCAGTATGTAAGGCTCGGCTATTCAAAGACTGATAACCTTGTCTGGCGAAGATGGGTTAACAGCGTGGACGTTATACAGCCTGATTATCAGGAAAGCGACGCGGTACATGGAACGGTGGGCATCTTGAATATAGCTGTCAAGTTCAATGAAATAGGGCCTGCCGTGCGCGGCGAAATTCTGCAAAAGATAATTGCCGAAATAAATGTTAAACTACATACATCGTATGATGGTAAAGTTATAACAATCGAATAAGCAGGAGGGACAAGATGATAAGCAACGCGATACCAGCGGCCGCAATCGCAAGGGTGATAGGGACCAAGCTTGATTTCATAGACTTACGCAACATACCGCAGCTCATGCCGGTACAGGTTGCGCTGATAGCTCCCATATCGGCCGCAGCCGAAGCCGGGGCCGAATTCGACAAGGGCATTGACTTTCAGACGGCCCGCGAGATAGGCGAAGCATACGGCTACAAATCGCCCGCCTACAGGGCCGCGCGTATGCTTAGGCCCGAAACCGGAGGCGGCCTTTCAACCATAAGGACGACCCTTTTCCCGGTGCAGGCCGCCGTGGGCAAGGTCCAGGCAACCGGCACACTCGGTATAAACATAGCTCTGGTTAACCCGGACAAAAACATTACGCATTATGCAAATGTCAACGGCAGGCGCATTCCCTTTACGGTCCTGAAAACGGACGACGTTACATCGCTTGCGGGCCGTATCAAGGATATCCTCGATGCCGAAATCAAGTTCAATCCGCTTGACAGCATTGTGCAGGCCGCCGTGGGCAATGATATAGACATTGACTTTACCGTGGGCTGGTACGGCGCAAGCGGCAACGAGGTAAGCGTAACCATAGAGGCGGACGATTACGCCGGAATAGTCTATACCAATCCGGTATTCGCGGGCGGCGTGGGCGTTTACGATATAACGGCGGCCCTTGCCAACTTCGGCGAAACCTGGTACAACGTTGTTGTCAATGCCGTGGACGTTGCGGAAACAGTGCTCGACCAGCTTTCCGATTTCAACGGTGCGGCCGATGCAAACACGGGCCGGTGGAATTCCCTTATCACAAAACCTTTCGTCGCCTTTTACGGGACAAAGGAAAACGATAAGGACGATATAACGCTCATACCGGACACGCGCAAGCTTGACATGACAAACAGCAAGTCTCCCGCGCCAGGCTCCCCTGGCTTCACTTTCGAGATCGCCGCCGCCTTTGTCCTGAAAATCGCCCTTACTGTAACGGAGAATCCGCCCAAGGCATATTCAGGGCAAGCGCTCCTTGACGTGCCCGCGCCCGCTAACCAGGCGGATGCCGGGGACTTCAATGATTATCTCTTGCGCGATTACATCGAAAGCAAGGGAGTTTCCACGGTGACGCTCAACAACGGCGTTTACTACATCGAGGACGTCAATACACATTACCACCCTGACGGCATCAGCCCTGCCGCCGCGCCTTATTTCAGGGTGGTGAACGTGCTCGGGCGTTCTATGAACGTTATCTACCAGTACAGGGTGCTTGAGGAAAGCACCCTTATGAACAAGATACTGGTTGATGATGTAACGCAGACGGACAACCCCGAAGCCATTGACCCGAGGAAATGGAAAAGCATTGTCCGCGAATTTATCACGGACCTGGCGAGGGCTGCCATAACCACGCGCGCCGATGAATCCAGGGACACGGTAGAGGCGGACATAGGCACACAAAACCCCGACCGTATGGAAACAGCCTTTACGCTGATATACTCGGGCAACGTGAGGCAGGCCGACAGTACAATACGCTGGGGCTTCAACTTCGGCGGATAAGAAAAGAAAACAAAGGAGGCATAGATATGGGTAACGGACAGGGCGGAGATTTACTGAGCGTTTTCATCAAAAGGCCTGACGGCCAGACCCGCAACTTTGCCGTCGCAAGCGGCGGCGATAACTCCCGTATAATGGGCGGCCGCTATACGGAAGAAGTAGAGCCAAACGGCGACGGGACGGTAAGGGATATCGTGCGCAGCAGGCCCGGTGAACGCGAGGTTGTCCTTGACGTTGACGATTCAAGCGGCGACCACGAATGGCTGCTTGAGGCGTCCAGGGCAAACGGCTTTTCAACCGTTTCATACGAGCACATGAACGGAAGCGTTTACACGCACAAGGCGAAGCCGACCGGGGACATGGCAAAGAATGACAGCAATTCAACCGTAACCGTGATGTTCAAGGGTACGGAACTAAAACGGGACGTATAAGGAGGACTTCATGAGCAAAGAGGCGGGCGCAACGGGCAAGGCAGAATCATTTGATGCAACGGCCTTTACAGCGGGGATGAAGGTCGACGAGGAAGCGGCCGAGCTTGAGGTAAAAAGATTTCTGGACCTCAAGCGCATATCCGAGAGCAAGAGGGAACATACTTTCGACCAGAATATCAAGGACCTCATAAGGCTTGTACAAAGCGGCGCGCTGAAATTCGATTTCGAGAAAAAGCGCGCATCGTACAGGCTGCAAGTTCCCCTGGTCCCGAAAAGCTCGGCCATGGTTGAGAGCATTGAAATGCGCTTTTTTATCGGCGTCAATCAGGCTTTCAATTCATTGAAGGATGTTGAGATAGGCGCGGTTGACGAAAGGGCGCTATGCATGGTTTCCGCGCTCTCGGGCATACCTAGGAACATTCTCAAGAATTCCGAAAACGAGCTTGGGGACAAGGGCCTTGATACCAGCGACCATGCAAGCCTGAGATCATACGCCCTGTTTTTTCTGGCCTGAGATATACGAGCTGAATGACAAGGTTATATCAATAGCAGCAACGTTTTACTTTAACCCCGATGTAATAGGGGGGCTTGAAATAAGCCACGAGCCGCTAAAGGGACTTCATTACTGGTATGAGGCGGCGCAGAGAGTAGAGAAAAAGATAAACGAGGCTGGAGGGCAAGGTGGCTGATTTCGCCGTAAGCACAGCTTATAAAGCCATAGACAAGACAACCAGGGTTTTAAAGCACATTGCCCGCAGCGGAAAAGCAGCAGCAAGCGGGATGGCCGGGCGTTTCAAGCAGATGAGCGCCTCGGCCGTCCGCTCTTTCAAGGTAGCGCAAACCAAGATAACAGCCGTCCTGTCAAAGCTCAGCCGCAAAACTGAAATATTCGGCAAGGGATTCAAGAAAGCGTTTACCGCTGGCGTGGCGATAGCTGGGATCGCGTCTTTTACCCTTGCGGCACAAAGCGCAATCAGTACCGGCCTTGAATTCGAACAAACAATTGTCAATGCCGCCGCTAAGTTTCCGGGGGCCATAAGGCCGGGGACAAAAGAGTTTCAGGCGCTAGAGGCCGCCGCGCGCGATGTGGGGGCCACAACTGAATTCACGGCATCGGAGGCGGCTTCGGGCCTGAACTTCCTGGCAATGGCCGGGATGAACGCCGAGCAATCAATTGCCGCGCTGCCTAAAGTCGTTGACCTTGCAACCGCTTCACAGACGGACCTTGCCACGGCCACGGACATTGCGACCGATACTCTAGGGGCCATGGGCCTTGCCACAAGCGATGCCGCGCAATTATCTAAAAACCTTGCCCGAGTTAATGATGTTATGGCAAAGACTGTCACAACATCAAATACTGATATGATAAGGCTCTTTGAGACAATCAAGGAGGGCGGCCCCGTTGCAATAAGCGCCGGTTCATCGCTTGAGCAATTCGCTGCAATGGCAGGAGTGCTTGCCAATTCCGGCATAAAGAGCGGCCAGGCGGGGACAACCCTTAAAAACGTTTTCCTTAGATTGGCCGCCGCTACTCCAGAGGCCGCTAAGCAGTTAAAACGCATGGGAGTACAAACAAAGGATTCATCGGGGAATCTGCGCGATGTCGTCGATATACTCGGCGACCTTGACAGTGCAACAAAGAAGCTGGGCACTGCCGAAAAGGCGGCCGTGCTCAATGAGATATTCGGAAAGATACCGATAGCAGGCGTAAACATACTACTTGACGCCGGGGCGGACAAGCTCAGGGCCTATCAGAAGCAGCTCGAGGGCGCGGCGGGCGCAAGCAAGCAAATGGCCGATGTAATGCGCGGCACGACATTGGGCTCTTTCAAGACGATGAAAAGCGCGGCCGAAGGTCTAGGATTAACCATTTTCAAACAGTTACAGCCCTCCATAAACAGTATTATAAAGGGGCTTACGTCAGTTATAAGGGTTATCAATAAATTCCTGGAGGCTAACCCATGGGTTATTAAAACCCTTGTTGCCTTCGCAAAGATAGCGGCCCCTGTACTTGCGGTTGCTTCGGCAATAGCGATCGTACACGGGGCGATACTGGCTTTAAATATCGCAATGATAGCGTTCAATGTGATTATGGCCGCTAACCCTGTAATACTGGTCGTGCTGGCGATAACAGCCGCTATAGCCGCTATAATCGTTTTCAGGAAACAGATTATTGCCATAGGGGCCGCGATAGTCGGGCTTCTGATAGCTCCAATCATTCTATTCATGAAACTGCTTTCGAAGATTCCGGGGCTCGGTGCATTGGGCCGCGCGGCAGATTCCATAACAGGGGCCATAAAGGGCGCGATATCCGAAGGCTTCGGCGGCGACGTCAAAGTTGAGGGCGGGACCGGCGCGGGCATAGTAGCGCCACAAGCGGCAATGACAAAGAAGATATCCGAAACCACAAACGAGACACAAAACAAGCTTGTAATAGAGGACAGGACGGGCCGCGCGCGCATGACAGAGGACGGCGCGCCAGGAGTTATACAAATGACTCCGCGCACGGCAGGCATGGACGAAGGCTTTGTGATGCCATGAGGATTACGCTAATAAAGCAGACGGGGCAGGAAAGGGGGCTCAGGATAGCCATACACGAGCCCCTTAAAGGCAAGACGGGAAAGAACGAGATTGCCGCGCCCTTCGGAATTGACGCGAATCCTTACCCCGGCATAAAGGGCGCTTTCATGAAGGCAACAACCGCCGGGCGCGGGCTCATTCTGGCATTCATAAACAAGTTTCTCTTAGCCCAGCCCGGCGAGATAAGAATTTACAGCACCGACCCGCTGGGGAACGCGGTTTCTGCTTCGATGCATTTCAAGAATGATGGGACTTATGTTATCGAAGGCAACGGCACTATTAACGGGGATTTGGAAATAAACGGCAATGTCAACATGACAGGGGACATGGACATTGAAGGAGATATAAACCTGACAAACGGGAATATTGAAATAACAAACGGCGACCTGATATCAGGCGGGATACCCTTTTTAAGCCATATACATTATGTGGGCGTCCTGCCAACAACTCCGCCCACGTTGCCATGATATAATTCAATATGGATATACAGATGATAGAGACATTGGACGGCGGCGATTTCGTGCTTATTCAGACAGAGGACGAGGACGGAATCTTTTATGATATAGAGCTTGAAGGCGGCCTTTTCACTTCCGTTTACCTGTCACACTTCGGCGGCAATGTAGAGGCCTCAACAACGGGAAACGAAAAGCAGGGCGAATTGCGCGAGGACTGGTTTGGAAACCAGCTTTTTAAAAACGAGCCCGTCCTGCAAATGAATTCATCGCTTGAGCGCGCCTTGAACGAGCTTGAGATAACCAGCGGCAACCTTTTGCGCATAAGCGATTACAGCGTTTCAGACCTTTCATGGATGCTGGAGGCGGCAATAGCATCAAAGGTAGAATCCGAAGCTTTCATAACCGGCATAGACCGCGTTGAGGTACGAGATACCATTCAACAGCCTTCAAGCAATACCAACTTTAACCCTAGTTGGGATTTTGAAAAGCAAAGGACGATAACCGAATAATGCATATACCGACAACCGCCGAAACAAGGGATTCCATAATAAACTTTTGGGAAACGCGCATAAATTCCTTAAAGGGTTTGCCGCCGGGCTCTGTAAAGATAAAGAGATCATTTAAATCAGCCCTATATATCATGGCTAGCGCGATTGCGCCGGTAATAAGGCTGCTTTATCTTTTCGGCATGTGGGCTTTGAACCAGACGGACCCGCAAACGGCGGACGATGAAAACGAAGTGCCGGGCGGGCGCTTGCAGCAGTGGGGCAGGCTCTTGAAAGTCGGCGATCCAAAACCAGGGCAGGCCCCGCGCTATCAGATAGACATTACAGGGACAGACGGCAGCACACTCCTGGCCGGTACTGCATACAGGAGCAATACGGGCAATATATATCTACTCGAGGCGGAGATTACAATTGTTGCCGGAGTGGCACAGGGAATAATAAAGGCCAGTGTATCAGAGGACAGGGAAAATACTGAGTTTGCGCTTTCCGTGGGCTCGGAAGTCAACACGGTCAATCCGTTTGCCGGTATTGATAATCCGGCTTTGGTGAGTGCCATATTAACCGTTGCCACGGATGGCGAAGGTATCGAAACATCATACAGGCCCCGCGTTGTAAGTTTTTTGCGCTTGGCGCCACAGGGCGGAGCGCGCATAGACTACAAGCGCTGGCCCCTTGACGCCGAGGGCGTTGCGGCCTCTTATCCTTATAGCGACCAGGTCGAGCCCGGAAAGATAAACGTTTATATCGAAGCTACCCCGGACGTGGACCCTGACGGCATACCGACTCAGGCAGTGCTAGACGCCGCCTTTGAAGCAATATTGATAGACCCCGAAACGGGATTGCAGCGCAAGCCCATGTCCGATTTCATATTGATGCTGCCCATAACGGTTTTGCTTTTCGATATGGAAGTTATAGGGCTCAATGCCCCTGATATCCCGGCAGCACAGGCAAGCATAACAAGCGCCCTTACCGCCGCCCTGAAAGCTAAAAAACCTTTTCTTGACGGCGCTGATTTCCTGGACGAAAAAAACGATACCATATCTCGGGCTGAACTTCTGGCCGTGGCGGTTGCGGCAATAAGCCGCCAGGGCGGCACTATCGACGACCTGGTTCTGGAGCTTACCGGAAGCCCGATTGACGTTTATGTGCTTGACAACGGCGAAAAATCCAAGGCAGGCAACATAATATATTCATAATGGATTTCGAAAAAATCATAAGCGGTATTTTCCCCACTGGCAGGGCATGGCTACCACGACCTTTAAAGGTTTTGTCCGCTATTGTGGGAGGCATAGGCGATGAAATCAAGAAGTGGTATGATTTCATGCTGCTTGTCAAGGATTCAATATTCCCTGAACTCATGGATGAATCATTTATACCTGATTGGGAAACAAGATTCCGTCTGCCATATCAGGCCGGTTTGACTATAGCGGAACGCCGCGAAAGACTCGCTACACAATGGACAAACAGCGGCGGCCAGACTCAGGAATATATACAGGGAAAGCTGAGGGAGAGCGGTTTCGATGTCTATGTTATCTCGGGCATACAGTATGTTGAATTTCAATCCATACTAGGCGATGAACTCGTATTGGGCGATTTCTACCTTGAGGGCAATATAGCCGGATATGCCTATGCCATAGACCCATGCGAACAATACGTTGCTGCCGGGGCCATATTGGGCGATTTCGTTCTAGGCGATAATTTTGTACTTGACGTTAACAGGCCGCGCATAATCCAGAATCATATCAATGCGATTTATGAGAACGAGGACGCCTGCCCTATAGCGCCTTTCAGGCATAAATTCGTTTTTTATATTTCAGGCGACCCGATAGATATAACGGCCCTGGCGTCTATTCCATCGGCGAGATATAACGAATTCAGGGAACTTGTTTTGAGATACAAGCCCATGAGGACATGGGCATTCGCGTTTTTGAATCTCATTTAGGAGGCTTCATGGGTAAAGAGCATTGCGCCGATCCTGATAGCTGCCCGCCAAATAAAGCGCTTTCGCAAAGAATAGCGCTTATGGACAGGCGTTATTATGAAGTCAAGGAAAATTACGAAAGAGTATCAGGAGCAATAGAGGAAAATACAAGGCAGATGGAGGAGGCCGTTGTCAACCTGGCCCTGGCATCCGCCGCTGTAAAGACGCTTAACAAGTCAATTGGGGAAATGGCAAGGATAAATGAAAACCAGCACGGCAAGCTAGAGGCAGAGGACAGGTCGCTACATAAAAGGATAACCGATTCAAGGACTGAAACCACTAAACTTATAGGCGATGTGAAAACATCAATGGCAGAGAAGATAGGCGACCTTAAAGTCGCTGATACGAAGAACGAGGGCAAACTCGGAAGCAAGCTTGATATGGGCGAGATACTAAAGCTTGTTTTGCTTTTAAGCGCAACACTCGGAATATTCAAATACCTGTTACCGGCAGCGGGGGGATAATGGGCGAATTGGAAAACGATATAATATCTGCATGGGAAAACGCCGAAGGCCAGGAACGCATAGGCTTTATAAAGTTTCTGAAAAAGACTTACGGTGAAAACCTGGCTATAATTCTTGACGGGGAGGCATTCAATGTATAAGTATTCGGATTCATCTTTACTGGTAGTATCGGAACTGGACCCATCCTATGAAGCGCCTTTGATGGAAGTAATAAAGCGTGTTGATATCAAGCTGCTTGAGGGCAGGCGTATTGAGGACAGGCAGAACATGCTTTTCGATGAAGGCAGGACAACGGTTAAATATCCTGACAGCGCGCATAACCCGCTAAAGGACAGCGACCGCGTTTTCGCCTTCGATGCTATGCCGTATTATCCCGAGAAGCCGCATGGTGTCGACTGGCGCGGCACTAAAGAGCTTTGGGCGGCCGTTGAGCGCGGGGACATGAAAGAGGCCGCCGAAATCCTCGAGAACATAAAGCGGATGAGGCATTGCGCTGGCGTGATAATCGGAGTTTTCCACGCGCACGGAATCCCGCTTGTAAACGGGGCTGATTGGGACGGTGACAACAGGTTTGACGACCACAATTTTGTGGATTCGCCGCACTACCAGCACATGTACTGGAAGCGGTTAAGACAGGAATTGAATTACAAGGAGGGCAGATAATGGGCTCTAAATGGAAGCAGGTACTTTCAAAGGTTGCCCCTCTGGCCGGTACTATGATAGGCGGCCCATGGGGCGGCCTGGCGGCCAAGGCCATAGGCGCGGTATTCGGCCATGAAGGCGAAGCACCGCCAGACGAGGCGCAAATGGCCGAGTACATAGAAAAGGCCACGCCAGAGCAGCTTGTGCAGCTCAAGCAGATTGATTCCGATCTCAAGATAAAAATGAAAGAGCTTGGAATCAAGGAAAGCGAACTCGCCTTCGATGACAAGGCGGACGCCAGGGCCGCGCATAAGGACTCTAAAATGCCCGGCATCCTTGCCATAATCCTTACCATCGGTTTTTTCGGCTCGCTTATAGCGATGATGCTAGTAGAAATACCGGAAGCCAACAAAACCATAGTCAATATCATGGTGGGCTCATTAGGCACTGCATGGATAGGCTCAATGCAGTATTTCAATGGCACTACATTGGGAAGCCATACAAAAACAAAACTCATGGCTTTGAAATAAGGAGGCATCATGTACAGGCTTGATAACTTGGGCATCGTAATTGAGGCCCCGTCGTCGCAGTATCCGTATGGGCGGCTTGTCAACAGCAACCCGCTGGGAAGCGGAAACGGAAGCCCGGCAATCGCCGAATGGGCAAACGACCCGCTCATGGCCCTCTATGCCGCGCTTGACCACTTCGGCCTGACGCCTTCGGACTTGCAGGAGCAAGTGGGGAATAGCGACCTTGTCAAGATAATAGAGGCAATATATCCCGTGGGCTCTTTCATTGACTTCGGGGCGGATGTGGACCCGGCAACGTTGAATGTCAGGGCCTTGAAGGCGGACGGCTCAACCGTAAGCGAGGTTACTTATGCCGAGCTTTTCGCGGCAATAGGCACTACGTGGAATACCGGCGGTGAACCCGTGGGCACATTCAGGCTTCCGGACTTGCGCGGCAAATTCAGGCGCGGATACGATGCCGAGGCCGCGTTTTCGGTGCACCGCAGCTAGACGCAATGCAGGGGCACAGGCATTGGAACGGCGTCAGGCAGTCCGTTGCGGGCTCGGTTGCAAATTACGGCGATACAACGGATGAGATAACGGCGGGCCAGACGGTGCAGTATGCAGCCATTCCGGCGGTGGACCAGGGCCGTTCATCCGAGGTAAAGGACTCGGGCATTTACAGCGCCGCCCGCGTTGCGGACCAAACGTATCCCATAAACGAAACAGCATATGTCTGGATAAGGTACTAGGAGGGCAGATGAAAGCTATAAACTATCGCACATCAAAGGCAGGAAACAAGATTGTCAGGGGCATTGTTGATGCCGCAATAGACCCGAGAGAAACCAGGGACGCCGCGATTGCGGCGGTGCAGGCGACACAGGAATATAACACCTTGGTCGTGCGCATTGAAACATATAACGCCTACATAGACCAGCTAGTAAACGAGGGGTACTCGCCGGGAAAGCCCGATACCCTGCCGGTGGAAATCCTGCAGGAGCTTCAAAACAAGATTTCACTTGTTGCCCAGCAGCAGGCATTGCTAAGGCAGATGCAGGACGATTACGCGGCCGCTAATCCCATATTCCTGAAACCCCGCGATGCAGTGCTTGCGGCAGACGCGGAGGCGGACCTCGTAAGCGCGGACATGGTAGAGGGCAAATACGTAAAAGTGAATACAGATGCTAACGATGATTTCGTCTCCCATGTGCAGGCGGACAGCAAACAGGGAACTGTTTACAGGCTGCCAAACACAATGAACTGGATAACCGCCGATGAACCGGATTCCGATATACCGGCCGAAGCCGTTTTCAATGAGCCCGACCAGGCCGAGATTGACACGATGGAAACAACAAGGATAGCGGGACTCACGGCAGGCGAAAAAGCAACCGAAAAGGCGGCCTATGTCATAGAGGCCGAAAACCAGTATGTTCATTCCGCTACCATGGCGGATACGCTTGGAACTCAGGGGGAGATTGACGCGGCAAAGGCGGCGGCCCTGACAGCCTACAATAACAGGCTAACGGAACTCGACGGAATTTACGGGCCATAGGCTGCCGTCCGCCTCATGGGCCGGAGGCGAACTGCCCGCCTTCGGCCCCTTATTTTTTGCTTGACATCCAATGCAATAAAATACATAATACTGACATGCTGATTAAAACGCTTCTGGATTTGGGCATAGTTGTTAAGCGAGAGCGCCGCAAGGCGTCCATGAGCGGGCGCGAAATGGCCGCAAAAGCGGGCCTGGACCAGGGCCAGATAAGCAGGATAGAAAGCGGCAAATCCAATGTGACCATGAAAACCCTTATCAGGATAGCCGACAGCATGGGAAAACGCCTGTACGTTTATTTTCGTTAATTACAGGGGCATTTCTGAGGCCCCTGATTTACAGCCGCGAAAGGGCAGGGCATGAACACAATCGGCGATTTATTATCGTACAAGGGCATTTTTCTTGAGGCCTACACAGACCCGGAAACGGGCTTTACCTCAATAGGCCTACTCAACAAAGACAATTCCGGCATTTTCTCTATGGCCGTAAATTCATTCAGGCCAGGCAAGGCAACTAAAATCAAAAACGCTTTAAAGGAGGGCAGCGAATAATGGCAGGAAAGAAAAAGGGCATAAAAGATTTCGCGGTCGGGCGTAAGGACGAATTCAGATTACGGCCAGAGGATTTAAAGATCGACCCAAAATGGAACGTCAGGGGCAAAACTCCTGAACTCAAAGAGCATATAGAAATGCTCGCAAGAAGTATCGCGGAACTCGGCGTTTTGCAGGCTTTAACAATCCGCTTTATTGACAATGAACCGTGGGTAACTGACGGCTTTTGCAGACATGAGGCAACAATGCTTGCAAAGTCAAGGGGGGCCGACATAAAATCCGTGCCCGTAAAGCTGGAGGAGAGATATTCAAACGAGGCCGACCATGTGCTTTCAATGCTTACCAGAAACAGCGGCAAGCCTCTTGAAACAATCGAACAAGCGGTTGTTGTAAAGAGGCTGCTTGATTTCGGGTGGTCCATTGACGAGATACGGCAGAAAACGGGCAAATCCATAACGCACATGAACAACCTGCAAACGCTCCTGGCCGCGCCGCCCGAGATTGTCAAGCAGCTAAAGGCTGGCAAGGTTTCCGTCCGCTTTGCCATGGAGGCCATGAAAGAGCACGGGGACAAGGCCGGAAGCGTCATTGAAAAGGCCATAGGCAAGGCAAAGGAAACCGGAAAGACAAAGGCGACCAAGCGCGTTGCAAGGGAAAAGGCCCCGCGCGTCCGCTGGGATAAGCACGGGCCTGAAAGCCTTTCATTCATCGAAAGGCTTTTCAAGGCCTTTGACGATGCCGAGAGCGTACCCGACCCTATCGCCGATGTGATTGTTGAACTCCGGGCATTTCTTGAGGATGCCGGAATCAAATTCGAAAAGGCGCATGAATAATGCCAGAGGACAGGGAATTTAAGGACAGGATTTATTGCGAGTGCCCCGTTTGTGAGGACACGGAGGTTACTCTTGACTTAAACGCTTCAAACGGATACAGGGGCAATTGCGCCGAGTGCGGCACGGTTGTAAGCATTGCCCTGAACGTGGAATAGGGGGACAAGCAATGAAGCCGATAGAATTCAAAGAGGCTAACCAATACCTCGGCGCACCGAAAGGATGCGCGGACGTTGTTAAGACAATGCCCGTATTCAAGCATCCTGAGCAAAACTGGCTTATCACATGCTGGGAAGTTTCGCCAGAGGAGGCGGCCGAGATCGCCAGGACAGGCAGGCTTTATCTGCATATCTTCGGCCCCACTACTTACCCTGTCACTATTGATGTTGAATCGCCTTTCAAGGATGATAAAAAGGAAAAGGAAAGCGGCGATTAAAAACATCATCAATGCCTGAATATGACATTGATAAACTAAAGCATCTTGAAATTGCCGACATCATTCGCAAGGAAACCGGCAATGAATTTGTACGCCGTGGCGCGATTCAATTCGTCCTTTGCCCCTTGCACCCTGATAAAAACCCTTCCCTTACCATTGACGAGGACAAAAATGTATGGCATTGCAAGGGGTGCGGCCAGGGCGGCGATGTCATACGTTTTATAGAGATATTCAAGGGAGTTGAATTCCAAGAGGCCTGCAAGTATTTAAGCGAAAGATACGCGCCCGATGCCGTGAAAACAGGCGGCCAGAAGAAAGGGCAGGATAAAGGGCAGAAGTCGGGCAGCTCGGGCCGCAAGGCAAAGCCGCAGATGCCCATTCCCGAAAAAGCGCTTTTCAATCTCATAAAGGCCCTTGAGCGCAAGTGGTGGGAGGACAATTACGGCAAGCCCGTTGCCGCCTGGCGCTATCACGATGCCAAGGGAAACGTCGCCTATTGCGATGTGAGATTTGAAAAGCAGGAAAAGGGGAAATCCAAAAAACAGGTATTGCCCATTTACTATGCCAGAAACGGCAAATGGAAAATGGGAATCCCCTTTACCATTATCGAAAAGAAGCGCATACTTTTTAATCTGCACAAACTGACGGCCGAACCCCAAAAGCCCGCGCTCGTGGTTGAGGGCTGTAAATGCGCTTCGGTTGAGTATCCGGGGCTTTCCGACAGATTCATCCTGACTACCTGGCCCGGCGGGACTAACGGCATAACCTTAACGGACGTTCGCGCCCTCTATGGCCGCAAGGTCTATATATGGCCCGATAATGACAGCCTGAACGTACAGCAGGAGCGCGGCGGATACAAGGCGGCCTATTATCTAGGGGCGGAATTGCAGGGCAAGGCTGATTTTACGATCCTGCGCGCGGCCGAGCATCCGGGGAACAAGGAAACCAAGCATGGATACGATATCGCGGACTATGTAAAGGACGGCGGCGACCCGCTAAAGTTTGTACTGGACCCTGACAATGCAATAACGCTTGAGGACGCGCGGAAACTTGCGGGGCTCGAGGACATTGAGCCCGCCGCGCTGCCGGATTTCAGGGACGTAAGAAAATTCACTGTATTGGAAAAGCCCGAGCCCTCAAGCATTCTTAAAACGCTATCGGAACTTGATTCAAACCGTGACGGCCTGCCGAAAAAGGTTGACGGAAATTTCCTGCACATAACCGAAGCGGACCCTCTCTTTTCGTACCTTGTTGCCTATGATACGGCCACGAATGATATCAAATTTTCCGACAGGTACAAGGAGCTTGACGAACTTGATAACCACGTCTGGCAATATTGCCAGAGGCATTACGGCATAGCGCCTAACAAGACCCAGCGCAATGATATGCTCAAAAGCATCGCCTACAGAAACAATTTCAATTCGCTAGAGATATTCCTTAACGAGCTTGAATATGAGATATTCGCGGGCGCGGCCCCGGAATTCAAGGACAACCCGCTTGCCTCAATCCTTGGGCATTTGAGGTTTTCGCTTGAGGAGGAATATCTGAACTATGATGAAATCCACGGCTATTATTACGAGCTATTCGATAAATATTTCCTGAAAATGTTTTTGAAAATAGAATGCATCATACACGGCAAGATTGACGAAATCCCCCCGGCAGATATCGTGCCCATACTCGAAGGCGACCAGGGCATAGGAAAGACAAGGCTTTGCTATTTCCTGAGCCTTGAGCCACATAAATATTACGTTGATATGGCAGAGCTTCAATTAACCACGTCCCGCGACACGCTGGCGAAGATAAGGGGCAAGCTGATAGGCGAACTCGGAGAGCTTGCGGGCCTAAAGCGCACGGAGCTTGAAGCGATAAAGGCGTTTATCTCCGCTACATTCGACGAAATGCGCCGCCTGTATTCCGAAAACACTTACCGCTCGCCGCGTACTATATCATTCATAGGCACTACAAACGAGCGCGAGTATCTCAGGGACACAACGGGCAACCGGCGATTCTGGCCCGTGCGTATCAGCTATGTTGACAATGAGCTTTTCGATAAAAAGGAACTTGTCAAGCGGCTTTATGTCTACTATCGCACCAAGGCCCGCCAGGTGCTAAAGGAAAAAACGCTAATCAAGGAATTGCTGGTAAGCGGCGAGCTTATACACTTCATGAACTATCTGAGAGAGGAAAAGCGCGTCAAGCCCGCTTTCCTTGATTCGATTATGAAGTACATCGAGGAAACCGAAGATAGGGCAATGCCGGGCGATCCGGTTATTATCAGCATGGTTAAGGCGGCATCAAACATATTCAATATGAGCGAGCAACACATGCACAAATGGCCGCCGCGCTTTCAATCCGAGTTTACGCGCATTCTTGAAAGCCGGGGATACAAGCCATCGCGGGCCTACATGGACGGCAGACAGCGGCGCATATGGAAGCTGGAGGGCCGTTTCTGCAATATCTGCCAAAGGGTAGTGGAAAAGGTCAGTTTAGTACCGGGGCTCAAGGATGAAAGGCGTTTCATGTGCGAGGACTGCCTGCAAAAGCAGGACGCGCCGGAACCGTTCTGATATGGAAATTAGAATAAAATACAGGAAAAGAAAAAATACCAGGGTAAGTTTATATAGCCCGTTTGATATGACTGCCGAGCCCGGCGACCTCATGGTAGGTTATAACGGCTGGTTATACAGGCTGAAAGCATCGACGGGATGGGGAAAGGCTGCAAGCGGTGAACTTACACCTTGCAGAATCAAGCCTCCATCGCCTGAACTCCGGGCAGCACTTATTGATAACGAGGTTTATTGGGTTACTCAAAAAGAATTCAATAGAATTTGGGGCCGGAAAGAAAAATGATACCCGAAGCGGCAGAGAAATATATCTATTATAGAGAGCCCGGCATAGTGCTCTTGTATGGGGACTGCCGGGACATTCTGCCGCTGCTTGAGCCCGAGACAATACAGTGTTGTGTGACAAGCCCTCCTTATTGGGGATTGCGTGATTATGGAATATCCGAGCAAATAGGATTAGAGAAAATGCCGGATGAATATGTAGGAATTATGATTTCAGTGTTTGATTCAATTAAACGGGTTATGAAATCAGACGGTACGCTTTGGCTTAATTTGGGGGATAGTTATACTCCACAATCAACTCATAAATGTTTGGGGAACCGAGGGGGCAATTACAATCAACTAGCTAGAGACGTAAAAGACAAACGTCATATACAAACTTACGGCAAGCCAAAGGACTTGGTGGGCATTCCTTGGCGCGTGGCTTTCGCTCTTCAAGCGGCGGGCTGGTATCTGCGCTCCGATATCATCTGGCACAAGCCTAATCCCATGCCTGAGAGTGTCACTGACAGACCTACCAGGGCGCATGAATATATTTTCCTTATGAGTAAAGCGGAAAAATATTATTATGATAGTGAAGCTATAAAAGAAGATGCCAAATCGACAGATATGAAGAAATTTACTGATAAGGGAAAAGATAAAAAGCGCGGCCATTCTAGGAGACATGCGGGGTTTAATGGTAGATATGCTGAAAAATTAAAAATTGACGGTATACCCAAAACACGCAATCGCCGTGATGTATGGACAATTGCAACAAAGCCATATAAAGGCGCTCATTTCGCGGTTTTTCCGCCCGAGCTTATAGAGCCCTGCATACTGGCTGGAACCAAGGAGGGGGATATAGTCATAGACCCCTTTAGCGGCTCATCAACGGTCGGCCACGTCTGCAAGAAATTTAAAAGGCGATATATAGGAATAGAGCTTAATAAAGAATATCTTGAACTATCACCTGACAGGATAGGCCGTCAGGGGATTTTACTTTAAAATAAACAGATGGATAGTAAAATGATACCGGAAGCGGCAGAGAAATATATCTATTACAGAGAGCCCGGCATAGTGCT